GAAAATCGATTGACTTTCACTAAAATAGTGAATATAATATCCTTACAGAACTTAATTGGGCAACAAAAACCCAAGCCCCCAACGGATTTTCCGTTTTTGCGGACTTATAACCGATATTTTGTTGGCTGACACTTACATAATAGCGGTGTGTTTCATGTTTGTCAATATTAAAGTTCTGAACTTTAAAAGGAGGGATGAACGCTTGGAGTTACGAGAGTTGCGCAAAGAAAACGGCTTACGTCTGGTTGACGTTGCAAAGAAGCTAAAAGTCAACGCGTCAGCGGTGAGTAATTGGGAACGCGGGTTGAATGGCATCGCAAGCAAGTATATTAGGCCGCTGACCCGATTGTACGGTGTGACCGAAACGGAAATCAGAGCGGCATCGGAAGCCGCCCAGACCGCAAGGGCAGATGCGGAATCCAGCGATGGGCAATAAAAAATGCCCCGCCCAATGTTGCAGCATCGAGCGGGGCGGGTGGGACAAATCTCACCACAAGATATTGTGTCCGTGCTTATTGTAGCACAAGAGAAAGGAAAAGGCAAGATGCTAAAGCCACAACAGTTAACGCGACGGCGAAACGACCTTGAGCGAGCCGTGCGCGGCGCGATGGGGCGGGCGTTGATTCGCACCGGCAAGGAGCTGGGCGAGGAAATCGGCTTATCGGAAACGCAAATCTGTAACAGAATGGCGGGGCGTTCCCGCTGGACTTTAGAGGAAATTTGGGAGCTTGACCGAGTTTTGCAATTTACGGACGCAGAAAAGCTCATGCTGATTGGAGGCGCGAAATGATCGACACGCTGTTTTTCGGCGGTATCGCCGCTGCGGTGATCGCGCTCAATGGCTGCGACTTTACGACGAGCCTTGCCGTCATCGGCGCGTGTGCGGTGTGCAAGGTGCTGTATGAGCTGCTGCCGTATATCGACAGGGGGTGCAGGCGATGAAATGCGAGCTGTACCATGACAACTTCCAGAATTTCAAGAAATACGGAATCCCAAAGGCGCAGCTCGTGATCGCGGACATTCCCTACAACATCGGCGCTGACGCTTACGGAAGCAACCCGACGTGGTACATCGGCGGCGACAACAAAAACGGCGAGAGCAAAAAGGCAAAAAGCAGCTTTTTCAACTCCGACGGCTATTTCAAAATCGCTGAATATATGCACTTCTGCAACCGGCTTCTGAAGAAAGAGCCGAAGGAGAAAGGGCAAGCCCCGGCAATGCTTGTTTTCTGCGCGTTCGACCAGATGCAGACCGTCATGGAGTACGGCAAGCGGTACGGATTTAAGAACAGCTACCCGATGTTTTTCTGCAAAAACTATTCCGCACAGGTGCTTAAAACCAATATGCGAGTGGTAGGCGCGACGGAGTTTGCCGTAGTGCTTTACCGTGACAAACTGCCGAAATTCAACAACGGTCGAGAGATTGGCGAAGATGGGAACCCGATTCGCGGCACAGGAAAGATGGTTTTTGACTGGCAGAAGTGGGAACGCGACGGGAAGGACATTCCCAAGATCCACCCCACGCAGAAGCCGGTGAACGTGCTGAAGCGGCTGATTGAAGTTTTCACGGATCCCGGTGACGTTGTAATCGACCCGTGCGCGGGAAGCGCGACCACCCTCCGCGCGGCGTATGAGCTTGGGCGAAATGCTTACGGGTTCGAAATCGACAGGAATTTTTACAAGGCGGCGCAAGAAGAAATGCTTGCTCCACTGTTTGAAAAGCCCACACAAATCACGATGGAAGAGGTGACACGATGAGACGGCACGACAAGCGCACGAGAGAGCAGCGCAATGCCGATGAATCGGCGCTGATTGCGGCGGTGTGTCTGGTCGCGACGATCCTCTTGATCGCGATCTCAATCCTCGCCACCAGCGCGCAGGCGGTCGATGCGGAATTGGAAGAAGCCCCCATCGTAGAGGAGTATAACCCCGCGTGGGACATTCCAGCGACTGAAAGCGCGGTGTGCAACGATGTGTTTCTTGGCGAGTTTATGCTGACGGCCTATTGCCCCGGACGCTGCTGCTGCGGCAAGTGGGCAAGCGGCTACACCGCGACCGGCACGCTGGCGACCGATGGGCGCACGATCGCGGTTGACCCGAAGGTGATCCCTTACGGGACGCACGTCCTGCTGATCTGGCCGGACGGCACGCAGCACAGCTATATCGCCGAGGACTGCGGCGGCGGTGTAAACGGCAACCACATCGACGTGTTTTTCAACGACCATCAGGCGGCGCGCGCCTTTGGCGTGCAGAGCGCAATGGTTTACATGGAGGTGGAGACATGATCTACCGCTGCACCTGCTGTCACCTCATTTTTGACGAGCCGGACGTTATGCGGCGGCGCGAAAATCTTGACGGCGAGCGCGGATATGCCCTTGTGACGGAAAAGTTCTGCCCGGACTGCGGCGCAGAGGAAGCCTATTTCGAAAACTACAGGGGAGACGAAGATGAAGATGCAGAAAATATCGACGCGCGGCATGAGCCGCGAAGAATGGCTTGAAGAGCGGCGAAAGAGTCTCGGCGGCAGCGACATGGGCGCCGTGCTGGGGCTGAACAAATACCGTTCGCCATACACGGTATGGGCGGAAAAGACCGGAAGAATCGGCGAAGAGCCGGAAAACGAGGCAATGCGCGTCGGGAGAGATCTTGAGCCGTATGTGGCAAGCCGATTCGAAGAGGTGAGCCGCAAGGGGGTGCGCCGCATGAACTACCTGCTGCGCCGCGAGGATTGCCCCCACCTGCATGCGAACATCGACCGGCAGATCCTCGGCGAAAGCTCCGGTCTTGAATGCAAGACGGCAAGCGCGCTGAATCTCAAGCGCTACGAGGGCGGGGATTTCCCCGAGAGCTACTATGCGCAGTGCGTGACGTATCTTGCTGTGACCGGCTGGTCGCGGTGGTATCTCGCGGCACTGGTGCTGGGCAAGGGCTTCTACTGCTACCAGATCACGACGGTCAAAAACGATGACACGCCGGAATGGTGCGAGAGCAGCGTGTATGTCAGCCCCGACGAGATTGCAGCGTTGAAACGCTGTGCAGCGGACTTCTGGCACGATTATGTAGAGGCAGACAGCCCGCCGCCGATGGACGGCATGGAGAGCACGACGGAGACGATCACGAGCATCTACGAGGGCGGCGGCGGAGAAGTTGAGCTGTTCGGGCGTGAGAGGCTTGTTGAGCAGTACCAGTACCTGATGAGCCGCAAGAATGCCATCGAGAAGGACGCGGACACCATCAAGCAACAGCTGATGAACGACCTCGGCGACAACGAGACGGGTTTCTGCAGGCGCTACACGGTCAACTGGAAGGGACAGAGCCGCCAGACGTTCGATGCAAAGGCATTTGCCAAGGATCACCCAGAAATGGACTTGAGCAGTTACTACAAAACGACAAATTTCCGCAAATTTGCGGTGAAGGAGGAAAAGGAAAGATGAAGGAAGGATTGATTCAGAATGCGCAGGCGATGCAGAAAGCACCGCAGCAGAAGCAGGTATCGGTTACGGCATTGGTGAACGATGTGCTTGACCGTGACGGAATGCGCAAGCGATTTGACGAGCTGCTTGGCAAGCGCGCACCGCAGTTTATTTCGTCCATCGTTTCGATGGTCAATGCAGACAAAAATTTGCAGCAGGCTTTTTACGAATCCCCGATGACGGTCATTCAATCCGCGCTGAAAGCGGCGATGTTTGATCTCCCCATCGACCAGAGTTTGGGCTACGCCTACATTGTGCCATTCAAGAACTACAAGAAGGATATTGACGCAAAAAAGATGGAAGCGAGATTCATTCTCGGCTGGAAAGGTATGCATCAGCTCGCACTTCGCACGGGCGCATACAAGACCATCAACGTCGTGGACGTGCGCGAGGGCGAATTGAAGCGCTACAACCGCCTGACCGAAGAGGTTGACATTGATTTTGTCGAGGACGAGGACGCGCGCGAGGCACTTCCCGTCATCGGATACGTCGGGTATTACCGCCTTATCAATGGGGCCGAAAAGACCGTTTACATGAGTGTCAAGGCCATCACCGCACATGAAAAGAAATTCCGCAAAGGTGAATATCAGGGGAAAGGCTGGCGCGATGATTGGGACGCTATGGCGCGCAAGACTGTCTACCGTATTTTGATCGGCAAGTGGGGTGTTATGTCCATCGACTACCAGACGCGCGACGCGGGCAAACAGCTTGCCGACGTGATCGTCGCAGATGCGCAGGAAGAGGAAACCATTGACGCCAACTACACCGTGGACGAGACGACCGGCGAGGTCATCGAAAGCGACGGTGACGCAAAGTGAGTATGAATCGCGTGTGCCTGATGGGACGCATCGGGCGTGACTTGGAGCTGAAAAAGACGAACAGCGGCGTATCCGTTGTGTCGTTCCCTCTTGCGGTTGATCGCAACGGCAAGGAGGGCGGCACAGACTGGATCGACGTTGTTGCATGGCGCGGTACGGCAGAAGTGCTCTGCAACTACGCCGGACGCGGGCGGTTGATCGGCGTCGAGGGGCGCTTGCAGATGCGCGACTGGACGGACAAGAACGGCAACAAGCGCAGGAGCTACGAGGTGCAGGCTGACAGCGTGTATTTCGCAGACAACATGCGCTCGGAGGGCAACGATACCGCTGCGCCGCAATACGCCGCAGAGAGCGCCGCAGGCGGCTTTGCAGAGGTCAGCGAGGACGACGGCGAGCTGTCGTTTTAAGGCGGTGACGGCATGGCAAGAAACTATGCAGCACTCCCCTATGATTATTTAGAGGAGATGGATGCGCTCAACGATGCAGAGTTCGGTCGGCTAACGCGGGCATTGCTGGTTTACAGCATGACGGGAGAGCAGATAGCGCTTTGTGGCAATGAGAGATTCTTTGTCAAACGCATGATGGCGCAGGAAGACCGCTTTAAGGCAAGCTATGACGATATTACTACAACGAGAAGCGAAGCTGGCAAGGCTGGGGCTGCCGCAAGATGGCAAAATGGCAAACGCATTTTTGCTAATGGCAAAAATAGCAAAGCCATGTCTGCCAATGGCAAAAATGGCAATACCGAAACCAAAACCGATACCAATATCCAGCTATCTAACGATAGCAAGGGAGAATATTGCGCTGAGCCGCAAGCGGCTGACGCGCCGCCGGTGATTTCTTTGCCGCTGAATGACGGGACTTTTTTCGACATATCGGAGAACGACAGGACCAAATGGTCGCAGCTCTATCCGAACGTTGACGTTCTGCAGCAGCTCAGAAACATGGCGGGGTGGTGTGACGCGAACCCTACCAAGCGAAAGACGCGCGGAGGGATCAAGCGTTTCATCACCGCATGGCTTGCCAGAGAGCAGAACAAGGGCGGCAAAGCGCCGCAGAATAAGCCGTTTGTCTACGACTACGGCAACACGGAGGGGAGCCTATGAACGTTGACGCATTGATCGACAGCATCGCGAAAAAGGCCGAGCCTGTGCGCGATCTGGTCGACTACGAGAAAGACGGGCTGCTGTACTGCGGCCATTGCAACACGCCGAAGCAGTGCCGGACCCCCATCGGCGGGGGTGTCCGCCTTGTC